CAACTGCTCCTGGCATCGCTGTCAGTTCCCCCATGGTTATGTCCTTGGATGAAAGTCTCTGTTTCCTCAAAATGCCCTTTTTTATCTTGTCGGATACATCCTCTAGTATCTTAGTAGTGCGGCCTAAATTACCGGGAATGGGCGCATCTGCCGTAAATAGACCGTATGATTTTCCTAGAGGCACCAAAAGTTCACCCGGATACCAGGCATCGCCAACCTTTAGTTCGTACCGCTCATCCGGCGCAGGTGCCGCCATTATTAAACGCTCCGAATAAACTCCCACTGCAAGTACTGGCAAATCTTTGCCCAGATTGCATCGTGCGAGATCAATCGGTCACGCGATTTGAGCAACGGGAAATACACCTTGTACTCGTCGAGTTCAAGCAATTCAAAGAACTTGTACAAGATGTACGAGTACGACAGAAAGTTTGTGCGGTCGTTGGGGCAGTACAATAAAAAGGGCGACTGAATCTCCTGGAACATTGCCCGTATCTTTTCTTCAATCTCTGACGTGATGGTCGGTGGAGGATTTCCGTTCAACCGACTCAAGATATGCGCAGAGTGCTCATAGTACTTGGACCGTCCCAACTTTTTCAAGATTTCGCGAATCTCCTTTTCCGTCATGTCGGCAACATTGCCAATGCGACGCTTACGGATTTCGAGAATCACTTCATTCATGACCTCCTCCGGAATCATTGTCGATTCCTTTGCCTGGAACTGGTTAAGGATCTCGTTTAAGTGATTGATCTTCTTGTATGCATAATTGTTCCGTTCCTTGGGCGGATCACGAAACGACGGAAAGTCAGAGACCACGAGGGCATACTCTTCCGACCCGCACGAGGGACATACGAGAATACCCTCCGAACTCACTTCTTCCCGCGCAACATTGCACTGGTTGCAGTGTTCTGTCATGACCTGCATTGCCTCTGGCGTCCCGTTCAATTTCATGCGAACGACATATTCGTCAAAAATCCGTTTGCGAGATACACCTCCATCGGTCGGGGCAGTTGGAAAGAACTTGAGAAACGTATTTGCCTCTTTCGGATTCGGAGGCGGTGCCATGGACTCTCCACCCCGCTGGTAATATTCGGTCAAAATGTCCATGTTCTTGATGTAGTAATCCGTAAGGGGATTCTCATACGAAAGATCCCCCGCAATTTCATGAATACGCTTTTCGAGCGCAGAGCATGTCACAATATCTTCAAGCACATTTGATCCATGAATAGACTCAACCTGCGCACGCAGGCGTGTCAATTCGTTGGTTAATTCCTCCCTCTGACTGTTTGATTCAACAAGTCCTCGAACGACCTCTTGATGAACCGAGTCAAGTGTTCCCATGGATGGAACTCCCGTTTCCCGGGGTTTTCTCACCTTGAACACATCCATTTTCATTCTTTATCGAGTTTCTTTTAAGTAGGTGTTCGTATGCAACCGGATCGTTCCAAAGTGACGCATCCAAGACTCCATGCACAGTCGGACGATGTGTGTACGGATCAAATCGAGTGACAATGCAGCGACTTACAATTGCTGCCTGGAGAGAAGGTTCTTCAATGTGAAACCAAACCCTGCACTTGAAGGATCTGCTCTCAAGAGACCTTCGCAGAACCTGCTGACATGCGGGACTCAAAAAATGGGCATGCCAGATCATGAGTACACGAATCCGAATTCGTATGTTTGACGTTGTATGCGACATCCAAGTCGTCAACCACGGTCCAAAGTCTTCCACTGAATTCAAGTCCGCTGCATCGACACTTTCAAAATCGCAGTGGTGGGTATGCTCTCGAACAATCTGCTTCCAATGTTCGTCCGTTCGTCGATCGTTCAAGGGTTCATACAGAATCCGATGAGGAGGGAAAAAAGACATTGTTTACTTACTGCGCGGTTTCTGTAGGTGTTACAATCCGCTTCACGGGAATGTCCGACGAAACGACATAAATCGAATTCTCCGTCGTGATAATGAACACCTTTTCCTCCTTGAGACGAATCATGGACGCAATCGTAGACGTGTACTCCGTGTTCGACTTGATAAGACACTTCTTGTCGCCGTCGACGCCAATGCAGCATGTCTTGGCAAGACTATCGTTGAAGTAGTCCAAATAGATCGGACGATCCGATTCAATTGCAATCTTTGCGACTTGTGCCATGACAGTTGCAGACGGAACAACCGACATTTATTGGATAGGTTAGATGTCCTTCTGTATTATTTCAACGCACGACGAACCTTAAAAACGAAATCTGGGACCACCAAAGAAAGTAAAGTAAGTCCAAGATCGATATACTGTATCTGGCATAAAATGTCCGCACTCGCACCCGTACGCAAGATCCCGCAGTGGAAGCTCGACATGCTCGCAGACGCGGAGGTTGCAGCACAACTCGTCATCAAGAAGGCAGATGCAGACAAGGTTGCTGCGGAGAAGGCAGCGCGCGATGCGGAGATCGCGACAAAGTGTGCAGCGTGGCACGTGTGGAAGAGCGCAAACGAGTGGGTGATGCAGATGGTCGAGATCGCACCCGGCATCAAGGGAAACGAGCGAGAGTGGGAAGTTCCTCCGCAGGTTGGACTTCGCAAGGTCAAGAACAATGAGAAGTGTCCGTACTGCGGAAAGTAAAAAAAAGCGCCGTGCACGCAAAAAAAAGCACACGCTTTTTTTCATGTGGAAAACATAAAATGGATCTTAACGTCATTGTTCCGATGATCTTGTTTTTCGTCTTGTCCCCGGGCGTGCTCGTGTCGTTGCCCCCGGGTTCGTCGACTGTAGTCCAGGCGTTGACACACGCGGTTGTGTTCGGCGCGGTGTACTATGGATTGCGCACGATGTTTCCGCAGTTCTACTGAAATATAAAAAGTTTTTTTGTTCGGTACCCTCGTTCCACACTCCACACTCCACTCTAGAACGCGTCGATCCACGCAGTGCGCTCCTCCGCGGGCGTGCCAAGTTCGTCGAAGATTGCATTTGCGCGAAGAACCTTCTCCTCGGTCTCGATCTCGAGTCCCGCGAGTGTGGCCATGCGCTGCTGCAACAATTCTCCCGCCGAGACGGGCGGAAGAAATTCCGGGTCAAACCCGACGAGAACATTGACGAGGCGCGTGATGTGTCCGTCGCAGCACATGCCTACGGACTCTGTCCACTCCTCCCAGAGGCGCTTCTTGAGCTCGGTCTTGTGCTCAGACGCCTGGATGCGCACCCACAGTGCGTCCAAGATCCTCTTGTAGAGGAAGTCGTCGGGCACGTGGCACAGACTCGTGCCGTACCACTTGACAACGTCGTGCAGAACGTTCATGTCTGCCCTGCTCATGTTCGCGATTGACGTGCGCGTGAACGTGTCGACGATGACAGTGTAGATGTTCGCGGGGTCCGCGACGGGAATTGCGAGCAGGAGGCGCAGTCCCTTGTTGGTCGTCTCACTCGTCTCGCGCGTGTGGACGTTCTGCCTGTCCATGGCAAATGCCGCCAGACCAACAGGGCGCGGCGCGCGCGGCAGGTCGCCGTAGTCAAGCACGAAGATATTGCCATCCTCGTTCATCCGCGCGCGGCGCCCCATCTGCTCCGCAACTCGGTTGTAGAGTTCCCGGATGCGGAACTGCGTGGCGAGGCGGAGAACAAAGGTTCGCCGCTGGTTCGAGTTGATCTCTCCGAAATTCGGCCACGCGACGAAATTTGTCTCGATCTCCTCGATGACGGTCTGCCAGGGTCCGACGACCAGGAGCGTGGTTGCGCGCCGGTGGTCCGTCTCGATGAGAAAGAGTCGGTGCTGCTCGGTGTGCTTCCAGCACATGGTGCGCCCGGGGCGGTTGATGGTCATGCACTCTCGCCCCCGAGGGTGCAACGTCTTCCAGCAGCAGCGCATCTCCGCGGGAAGGTCGGGGCGTGGGCGGCGCGCCTCACACCATCCGCAGTGCTGCAGGTTCTGCCGCAGGCGCGTCGCCGGGAGTCGGCGCGCGCAAGTGAGGCAGGTGGGCGGGGGCGCGGGCGCGGGGGCGGGCGCGGGGGCGGGTCCAGGAACGGGGTCGGGCGCAGGTGCGGCCGCGGGCCACACGGGAAGAACCCAAGGTTGACCCCCGGGAACCTCCCCGCGGAGGCGCTGGTTGTTGTGCACGCCGCACAATTGGTTGTTGAAGTAGGACGCGGTGAAGGTGCAGCGCGTGTGGTCGTGCTTGCGGGCGTGGCAGATGGGAAGAGGCATGTTGACTTGTGTAGAGAAGAGAAGATGAAGTATGACGGGGCCGGACGATGAATCGACTTTGTCCTTAAAAACTTCGTTTTTCACCGGAAAAAATGAAACGTCAAGTTGAACTTCAAGTTGAACTTCAACTGCAATAACAGACACGCGGGGCATATCCGTCACTGGACTCGGAGTCAGACCCGGACTCAGACTCCGAGTCCGGGGGAATTGAGATGCGAAGTGTTGCGCGCTTGACGACACGTTCAACTTCGTCAAAGGGTCCAATGCGATGAACTGCAGACAATTGTTCGACGAGTCTAGGAACAAAGGTATCCATCTCCTTTTGCGGAACAATCTGTGTAAAGACGTCCAGGAGTTTCTTGACGGAAAGTGTAGTGACCTCACCTGTCCACGAGACGGGAACCAGGGTATGAAGTCTTGTGTAGACGAAGGATGTGAGGGAGTACGGGAAGATTGAGATGATGGTGGAGTATGCGCGCGACATGGAGAGTTCAGTCTCAAGAATGGACGCCATCTTGATTTCTGTATGTCTTTTTTTTAGACCTGTAATTTCATTTTTTGAATTTGATATTGCCTCCTTCGATACAAGGAGTTTCGTTCTTGAAACTGTCTGCGAAATTGTGGATCCACGATATCCACGATAATCGGATGAAGTGTACGAACAGACTTTTCGACTCGCAGGATACGGCCCACAATCTGATCAATATCTGGACGTGGAGTTGCCATGACCAGAGTGTTCAATGTCGGACAATCAAACCCTTCCTTGCACATGGAATAGGTTGCAATCAAGATTGCCTTTGTCTTTAGGTAGACTGCGCGTATATCCGCCTTGACACCTTGACCTAAGATACACGCACGCTCTCGAATCTCATCCGACAATCCCGCGTACACATCCTTTGCATGCTGAACTCGATCTGTCAGCACAAGAATCTGTCGTCCTTCATCCAAGACATCTTCTATAATGTGCGTGATCCATCGCGTTCGATCCGCGCATTCGGCAAGTTTGTTGACCATTAAGGGTACGCAGGTCATTCCGCTCGACGAGTACACAATTTCATTGAATTTTGGATCTGTATTTTCATACTCATAGACTTCAACAGACACTTGTCGATCAACGGAATCACCTGTATCGGACTTGAAGAGCATGGGTCCTAGCAACCAATTGATCACAAACATGAGTTTGTCCTTGCGCTCGGGTGTTGCCGACAGTCCAAGCATGTACTTGGACGTGACCTTTGGAAGTGCCTGGACAAAGACCTCCGATGCAATGTGATGGCACTCGTCTACAATGACGAATCCGATGGGTTCAAAGACCTTGACATCTAACTCTTTCATGGACACGGTCTGCAACATTGCAATAACAAAGTCCCTGTCGATCACGTCGACCTTGTCTGCTTGGACTCGTCCAATTCGCGCATTTGGAAGGAAGGAACGGATTCGCTCTTCCCATTGATCGCGCAGAAAGGTATTGTGAACAATCACGAGAGTAGGCAGACGCAATTGCGATGCAATGTACAGAGCACACACAGTTTTCCCGCCTCCCGTCTGCAGAGAGAGAATCCCGTCGTGCGGTTCGGGCAATAACATTGTATTCACAACCTCCACTTGGTTGGGTCGCAGTGACCCGGTAAATGTCCACCGACTTGCATCTGTCTGCGGGACATTGCGAAGTGACTCCGGCGTCCCCCAGGTTTCAAGTCCAAACTGTTTTGGAACATAGAGGTACTCGTCATCTTCGTGAAAGACGGGGTACTTTGGAACATACTGCGGTTTCATGAAGGACGGATTTACATACGGACGAACGGTCAGTTGCTTCTTGAGTCCAAGAACATCGTTGCCCTTTTTGGGCACACGGTATCCATGTACGGTGAGCATTTGTAGAAAGGGTCTGTTGTATACATGTATTTCGTTTTACTCGGGGCAAAACTTGAGAGTCGAGTTCACCAGATCAAGGATCGAATTGTGAATCGCATAGTTCTTCAGGTCCGTCCCGTCGTACAGAATGGACGGAAATGCGGCAGTCGTCACCTGAATGTGATCGTAGGGATCCTGGTCGATCATCATGGACGTAAGGAGCGTCCGGATGTACGAATCAATGCCACTCGAGGTCATGTGGAACGTGTGCGTCTCCTTCTGCGTAGGCGTAAAGACAATCTTGAACGTGTCCGTATCACGACCATACCAGTTGACCGTATTGTAGATCTTGATCTCCTCATCGTGCTTGTCCTCACGCATAAAGATGATACGAACGATACTGGTCATTTCTATTCATTTTGGGTCTTCTGTTTAAGTTATATCGAATCGTCCTCGTCTGGGGGTTCGTACTGGTCATCGCGTTGACGGTTTCCTACCGCAGCATTGGTTCCATAATTTCCATCGTCGGGAAAGTCTTCTTCTTCACCGTCACCCGTTTGCGGTATCCCTACACCCACATCCGGTTCCGTCTCGTCGACTTCTGTGACGTCCGGACGCAACTCATCTTCTAATTGCTGTGCAAATCGATCACGGTCTACATTTGTAATGAGATACGGCGCGAGACCCAAATCGATAAGTTCCTTTGTGATTTGACGATCTTGATCTGTCTGGTTTCGCAAAATGTCTGTAAAGGTATGGCGCTCCTTTGCTCGCAGTTTATTTGAATCCTTCTTTGCCTCCTCGACCTTTTTCGTAATGGAAAAGAGTGTGCTGTCCGACTGAATCAACTCATCGTATTTCCGCAGGAGCGCTTCACTCTTTTCGATTTCAATATACAGTCGTCGTAAAAGTCCATCCATCACATTGCCTAAGATTGCTTCGCTATACGCATTCGTATCGATGAGCGGAACCAAATCAAGTCTGCGGATTGCAGTTGCCAGACGCTGCAAAAGAGTGAAATTGGTTTTCCACGACGACGTAATGATCAGTTTCTTGGACGGTTTCAAGGCAAGAAGTGCACGAATCTCTGCATCGGTTATGCGTACAATCGGTTGAAGACTAAACCGTACATGCGCAGTTTGAAGCGTACTCGGTGAGAGTATAAGTTTCCGTAACGGAAATTGAGTGTGTCGGAGTGCAGGTTCTAACACCGAGATCCAGGAAATACGCGTAGACGGACACTGCGGAAACCGAATCGGATCTCCAGGCGGCGGAGGCAAAATCATGGTCAATAACCGGATAGGTTGAGGCATTGGTGGAACTTTTTCTGCTTCAAGACGAGCAGCAGTTAACTGATCTTTGAATTTCACGACAAACCGTTTTGTAAGTGCATTCAAATTTGTCTTGAGTTCTTTGGAACTATTCAAGATTGCCCGCATGACTTGGAGAGACGGACCTTGGAGTGCAGTGGGATATGCTTGAAACGTCTTTCGGAACACTGTAAACATGGACTCTGCAATTGGAAACTGTGTCACATCGTCCGTGTCTCGCGGATACCCGGACAGGATGAGCGGTCGAGGTCCAAACGATCTCCGAGGAACAAGTTGAGGGATGTGCGACTGCAGCAGAACAATGGCGCCCACAAGTCCAACGAGTCCGCGCGTAGACAGAATTTGATCTGTTGCACCCTTTGCGCCTAACGTTTTCGACAAGTCTCGACTAAATTGAAGAATAGGAACCAACTGAGAGTCTTCGGGCAAAACCTGCAGAAGAGATAAAATCAGAAACAGCGTAGAGTCTGCAGGGTCTTTCATGTCAAAAAGCGGCGACAGTGCACGCAAGCGCGTGACAAAGGTTTCCAGTTTGTGTCCAGAAAAGGCAGTCGTTTCCAATGCATCGGCGTGGACAATTGCCCGCCCTGCATCGGTATATCCAGTTTGGTCTACCAACAGAGTCCGATCAATAACCTCTCCGCAAACCTTGCACGTCCGACTACCTTCGATCGTAGTTGTCCACGTCCTGTAAAACAGATCTGCATCCTTTTCAAGATCTCCCTTCAAGACTGCGAGCGTATGGTCGCAGAGTACAAATGCTCCATCTGAATCTGTCCACACCTGCTTGGAGTGCAACGCTTTCGTCAGTCCAAGAAGTTTTTCAAGGGATCCCTTTTTATCTGTATTGAGACGCGAAGGGTCCTTGAGAATTGCCACTGCCTTGATACGGGTTTGCGAGTCGGGGCGAACAGGTATCTTTGATCCAGCAAAGGACTTGACATTCAACGAAGGACGTTTGTACTGTAGGAGTGCCTGCTTGTACCGAGTCAGCATCTCGTTCTGCGTCGTGTCTTTCCATTGAATACGGTCCTTATGTCCCACCTGCTTGCGTTCCTGATTCACAATGTCAAGGGGAATGCACTTGTATTCATTCCCAATCCACTTGCCATTTCGAGTCACATCAAATTGACGAGTCGTGCCTTGCAAAAGAAACTCTTGAAACGAAAGTCCACCCAATCCACACTGGTCGAGCGGGACCTGGGGAAGAGATTGGATCGGTTCAACAACGCGGTCAAGATGCATGACACCTGCATTCGCTGCATTCGATTTTAGCATGGTGATTACGAGACCGCCTCCATCGACTTGATTCATTAACCAGAATCGTGCAGCAAGACCTGGTGCATACTCCGTTCCATATTCCGTTAACAGTTTCTGGTCCGGCGCGTAGTCATTCTTCTTTAATGCACTGATGGGTTCGCGTGGAGGAGGACCGTCTACACGCTCTACACTCGGAAACCTGCTAGACCACGAAGACCAGGGAATGTCTTTTAAGTGCACATCGTAGAGTCTAAGAAATTTCATGCCTTCGCCATACGGATCCGATGTGACCGGTACACCATGCTCTAAAACCGTTTTAACGTCCGGAACAATCTCGCTCAGTGGTTCCGTACTGTTATAAAAACGCGCAGTCTTGTCAGCAAAAAAAGGGTGGTCTGGAATCGGGTTTGGAATCGGATCGATTCGTTCGGTCAAGTAATATCCAATGGACCGCACAGTGTCTGATGTCCCTTCAATGATTCGAGTGGACAGAACAGTTGTTCCATTTTCGTGTTGACGCCCCTGTGTCAATTCAAGTTCGGGAAGTGCCCGAATCGGATCCTTTCCATGGACATCTACAAACTCTGTGGACCCTGTGAGTGTGTACGGAACCCCCTCTCCTGCGCTATACGGGCGCGGAAATGCCGTTAAAATGCGTTCGAATCCATTGGCATTGTACCGAACGTCCTTGCTGAGAAGGGGTCCTAACGTGGACAATAAATCAGTCGACATGAGATCTGCAGATCCATAGACTGGAAACACCCACGGAAACGACCGATGCAATTCGGGCGGATGAACTACATATCCATCTGGAGTGGGCACTACATAGGCAGTGTAGAGGTCACGGATCCGTTCGACACGCTTTGTGAGTTTTTCAATTTCGAATTTGGTTTCTTTCACTGTATGGATCATCTTTTCAAACGCATCAGCAATCTGCTCGTCTAACGTATAAAAACGGATGGACGAACTTCGTTGAACGGGTTCTTCCATTTCAAACGCATCGCCGATTAATTTGAATTCGGTGTTTGGGTCGAATGTCAAGTACTCACTCATTATACTGATCGAAGAATGCTTTCACAGAGGTCCAGCGCGTCCTTCTTGAATCGATCCACCACGTCCTTTGCGGGCATGTCGGTCACAAACCGAACAACCATCTTAGGAGTGAGTGGATGCCCTGCAGTAAACCGAACATCTGTAACACTTGGGGGTCCAGCGGTATAGATCAAGGAATGCATCATTGCGCCCAGAGTATACGACTCATCCGCAATCTCAAGTACGTATGCACCCGACTCATCCTTGGCAATCTCCGCCTTGTCCACCTTGTTGATCTTGACCTTCAAGACATCGATCGCAGTCTTTAGCAGATCGCGCGCAGGGATCACTCCAATGCTCTCAATTGCAAAGTCAAACCAATTGGGGCGACCATTTGCATCTCGAGACCAGCACCTCTGAATGTCGTGATTGTCAAACGTTGCAACATCACCATTCTCTGCAATCACCCTGTCTCGCTCAAGTTGAGCAAGTGTGGGGTCAATGTGGTACTTGTAGGTGGACACACAGACCTGCGATGCACCCCCGTGATGGGCAAGTGTAGATGTCCCCAAACTTGCTTCAAGTCGAACCGTCTCATTTGGACGCACTGTCATAAAGTACAGCGGTTTCCCAAGGTCACGATCCTGCAAGATCACATCCTGCCTCGTACCGTTCACTGTAAAGTCGGTTGACATGACCACACGGGAATCCGGAGATGGGTCGAGACGAAGACCGATCTTTGTGTCGCGAATCACACCAATCTCATCCGGTCGGACATTGACCGGCATCATTTCGACTCGAAGACGCATCATTTCGTGGACAAGTGAAGTTGTATTTTCGGTAATCACGACATCCCGAAACACAACCGTTGGAATCTCTGCAAGGAGGATGCGTCGAAGTGCATTCACAAAGGCAACGGGAACGTTCTTGAGTTCGCAGTCAAGGCGAAACCCATTCATGGAAATGCGAGTGTTTTCCATTCTTATCCTTATATCTTCTTCGTTATAGTCTTTTCGTTTTTTTCAACTTGACAAGTATGGCAACCAACCAACCTATCTTGTTCACAAGTTCTAGGTGCGCACACAGCAAACAGATTCTGGATACACTTCAAGCATTGAACAAGACATCGTTGTGTCGCATCGTGTCGATTGACGGAAAGACTCGGCAAGAGCTTCCGCCCTTTCTTCAAAAGGTGCCTACCCTGTATGTTCCCGAAACAAAGGATGTCTATGTCGGCAAGGACATTTTCGGATACATTGCGAAACCGGTTGCGGCCCGTCGCGAAGTCCCCGTGAACACGCCTGCCACTGCAAATCCACCCACTGCCACGGCACCGGGCACGAATTTAGAATCGTGGTCCTTTTCGACTGCAGGTGGATTTTCGGACAGTTATTCGTCTTGGGATGGAAAGAATGCGACAGGCGATCAACTCCACTACACCTTTTTAGGTGGACCTGCGACCCAGGGACCTCCTGAACCGCAGACAAAACAGAGTCATGATGGAGACAAGGCGGGAAAGAATGAGGATGTTGCGGCCCGTCTTGAGCGCATTCAGAAGGAGCGTGATTCCGAGTTCCAAGGTGTTAGTCGCAAGTAGGGACCTATAGCGACGCAAATCGTTTCTTGTATTCACGAAGATTCGTGGCAAGAGATACACTGTCACCCCATAACAAATAGTACGAGAGGAACCCGGCACGTGTCGGGTCATGTGTTGCCAAGTCCTTGCGATGACGAGTACGATACCTGTCTCGCTGGTCCTTGTCGTGTGTCAGTGTATAATCATCCATCCCGTATGCTCCAAATGGAGTGTGTGTTCCATCCTTGAACACGGCAACCCACTTGTGTTTTCCGTCTGTTGCCTTGACAAGTCTCATTTACTTCAAGTGAAACCGAAAATTTACGCGCCCTTCGCGAATGAACGATGGATCCAATGCGTCAATATCTGCAGGGTCCACGTTCGAAATGAGCAGCAGAATGATGTGGGGATACAATCCATTGTCGATCGAGTCTAAAAATTGATTCCATGTGGACTTGTTGTGGACACTGATGGGGTACCGATCATTTTCAAACCCGACATGAACCTTTTTCAGCAAGGTGTCGACTTCGTCCAAGACAAGGATAAGGGGAGTGCGCTTCGACACTTCAGACTCGAAATACAGTCTTGAAAGTTGGTCCGATGGGTCGGACGGGTTAAAGGATGTGCAGAGTATACCATTGAGTTTGGATGCCAGGAGCGGTCCGATCATTGTCTTGCCGACTCCCGCCTTTCCGTGAATATAGGCAACAGTTGTCGTGTTGGATGCAAAGTGGTCGGTGATTGCATCGAGGATCTCATCCTGCTTGGGATTTGGATCTGTCAATTTATTTGGGAACTTGCGAGATGTATAGTAAAAATGCTGATACGTTCCACATCGCTCCATCAATGAAAACGGATTCAGGGGCGTTCGAAGTGCGGTGGTGGGTACCTTGAGTTCGGGTTGTTGCGTGAAACTCTTTACATCGTGCGAGCGACACACAACCCATCCTTTGGTGTCCGCCTGATCAATGAATCCAATGTACCACTTTCCAACTACATACCCAATCGGTTTCCCAACCGAATCGCGGACCCGCGCAGTGTCCTTGACAATTGCCGAAAAGTGTTGCAGATGTTGGGGTTCTCGAATGGCAACGAACGACAGTCCAAGCACGGGCAGACAGGCGGCAAAAATGTATTTCCAGTCAATTGTAAGTGTGCCAAATGCAATGAACATCATGTACGTCGACATCGACGTGAGCATGATAGATGGATTCATTAGGTTTCTCTTCACCTATATACAGTAAATGGGTGGTGGATTATTTGGTACAGAACTGACACTGAACCCAAAATGCCTTGTGTTTTCTGCATTTGTGCTGATTGTGTATTGGATGCCCCATCCGGGTCCCTTTACGCATCGCGTAGTGGCAGCGTTCTTGCTCGCATGTTGCGCATATGTCTTGCTTGCATGGTACGATGTTCTCTTTGACTGCAATGACCGTCTACGCCCAACCTTTTTAGGATGGATGTGGAAATGGGCAAAACCTGCAGAGTATAGCAAGGCATACGACGAACTTCCGATCAAGGAACAGAAACTGGTTCGAACGGTTGACATTGTGATTCTCGTGGGTGTCGCTGGACTCCTTGCATATCCGTATATAACTTACAGAAAAAAGACAGTGTAAAGTGCAATGTCAAGGCGAATCGTCGAAGCGTTTTTCAATACCTTTAATGAATTTATGGATCAGTTGATTACTCTCTTTCCCGAGGATCCCGACTTTCCTGCCTACAAGTCAGGACTTGTCTTTTTGAAGATGGGAAACCCGTCCGTCGTCTTTGATCAGATCGACCGCTTTGTTCTGCCGCACCATGCGTTGATTTTGGAGAAGAACGATGACTTTTTTGTCAAGTACGAGTTTTCGGAAATCCTGGCAGAGGACAAGTCTATGGGGACTATTATTGACAGTCTCAAGACCAAGTGGACATCTCTCCCAGAAAAAACGCGGAGTATCCTGTTTGACTATCTCATTGCAATGGTCAAGTTATCGCAGACATATCTACAGAAGTAGTCGAGTCCTCCAAGATCTCCGGCGAGGTTTCGACGAGTTCGCGGAGCGCAGTCTCGGGGTCTTCAAAGTTCCGAAAGAGAATCTGGTTCACCTCGGCAGGTGTCCATTTGTCTACGAGTTCGGGTACGTCCGGGACAACAAGATCGCTCCGCTCGTAAAACGACTCGACCATCTCTGCAAGAATCGCACGAGAACACTTCTTGAAGTGCACAATCATATCGACGCGACCCGGACGAATCAACGCCTTGTCGATTCTCTCGGGAAAATTGGTCGTAATGATCAAGATCCGCCCATTTGCTTCGAGTGTTCCGTCGAGCAGGTTGAGCAAAAAGGAAAGATCCAGTTGCTCCTTGTCGTCGCGATCATTGATGCGGGAATCCATGAAAATGTCGCCCGTCTCCTTCTTGACAACCTGCGGCACTGGTTTCTTCCATTCCCGTTTCAAAACCGTGTCGCCCATTGCATCAATGTCCTCAATGACGTACAGACGCTCTGAAATGGGAATATTGTACTTTTCCGTATTGACTCCATTGTAGACATGCAGTTCATCATTGAAAAACAAGTGCTGGAGTTGCTGCTTGGTCTTGATTTCGGACAATTGAACATTCACGATATGGCGACGACATTCATTGGCAACTGCCTTGATGGTCGATGTCTTGCCAGTCCCAGGCGGACCGTGATACATGAATCCCAAGGTGTATGGAATTCCCTTGTCGTCGTACCATGCGCGATTCTTTAGAAAGAACTGGGTTCGCTTCTTGACATTGTTCTTTTGCTCAAAAAAGACATTGTCAAAGGTCCGGTTGGTTGTGAACTTGGACTTGGTGTAGAGCAGGTGGGTTGTGGGCAGAGGATTTTGAACAGACCCCTTTACCTTGGTGGTCACGACCTGATCAAAGAAATACCGATGAGCACCTAATTTATTTGCCATTCGGCGCTCATAATCTGCAGTGCACGTATCCATAAATGTCCGAAGGTGCTGGACATCGTGCTCGTAACAAAAGAGTCTGAATTCAATGAGTTCAACCTGTCCATCCGTAATCCGGAGTTTCCCGAGTTCAAAGTACACATCGTCTTCGAGTTGTACGGGTTCGTACTCATTCGGCAGATAGTCATGGTGTGTCACGGACAATAAGGACTTCATTGCCGGAAGGGTGGTCACATACTGAACGACTGCATCCATTCGACTCGAATACAGCGTCGTTGCCGGGACCGTCCTTGAACTGTTTTGCGTGGGAGGAGATCCTCTCTCGCATGTAATGGATGCACTGTGCTCGCGATCTGTCATTGTATACTAAAAACACTTATCAAGGGTCGGAACTGCCGAATGGACCGGTTTCGTACGACGAAGACGCAGTTCATTGGTTGCACGGGCAACTGTATCGTCTGAGAGGGCAACGAACTTCTTGACGTCCCGCACGGGTCCATGGACATTCATATTCGGAATGTGCAGGCGAATGGGTGGAAATTGATATCCGACAAGGGCATCCGATGTTGTGCAGAACTCACGGAATTGCTCAATGTCTAATTGCCCGCCAAACATCCGAAGAATATGCCGATGCGGGGCAATTGTAATCTCCTTGTCCGGATAGAGTGTACGATACATGTCGGCGAGCAGGGTATGGCGAGACCACCGCAGTCCATCGGACAGACGAATGTCATTGTACAGGTATGCGAGCGCACATTCGGGAGAGCAGAAGTTTCCTTCGCAATGAAGACGTCCATCCGATGCATCGTGTACAATTGGAAGCACGCATGCAGTCCACGAAAAGGAGTGACAGCACCAAAAGCAAGCAGTGCCTGGCGTATAGGTCGGCGACTTTGCCCGTGCCAAAATGTCCTTTAGCGTATCTGCATTGAACCGTTCGCTCATTTTCGACGTTTCGACAGACGACAAGATTTCAGAATAGGAGGTGTTTGACTCTGCAGGTATTGGAATGTATTCATCCGTTGGGAGACGTAACGAAAAGATGACAGGTGCCTCTTGGAGAGACTGTTTCTTCGGGGGCATGGTTTTGTCTGTCTACGCTGCTTCAGTGAAAGTGTATAAAAACGAAGTGGGGAAAGTACATGGCAGATCCATCCCATTCTACCATGACGACACTCGAGACCACGTACCAGCGAAAGACGCACCGCGAGCACATTCTGGATCTGCCCGAGACGTATATCGGGAGCACAACCACTGCATCGGAGGAGGTGTTTCTGCGCGGAGATTCGGCAGGAGACAAGTTTGTACAGGTGACCATTCCCGTGAATCCGGGGTTCTACAAGTTGATTGACGAGTTGCTGGTGAATGCGCACGACCATGCAATTCGTCTGCGCCAAAAGGCGTCGCCCGACCTCGTCAAGAAGATCAATGTTCTCTGCACAGACGATGGATTTACAATTGAGAATGACGGTGAGTCGATCGATGTTGTCGAGCACCCTGAGCACAAGGTGTGGATTCCGCAAATGATCTTTGGCGAGTTGCTCACCTCTACAAACTACAACAAGGATGAGAAGAAGTTGGTGGGTGGAAAGAATGGATATGGCGTAAAGTTGGTCAATATTTTCGCAAAGGAGTTGAAGGTCATTGTCAAGGACCAGGCGCGCAAGTTGCTGTACGAGCAGACATTTGAGAACAACATGACGACAATTGGCAAACCCAAGATCACACCCCTCAAGAAGGCAGCAGTTCTTAGCGTAGGTATTGGATGGCGCCCCGACCTTCCTCGGTTTGGAATGACGTGTATTCCAGAGGGTATGCAGAAACTCATTGAGCGACGTGTTGTGGATCTGGCAATGACCTTGGGCAAGGATGTAAAGGTTACCTGGAACGGAACACTCGTCAAGTGCAGGACGCTCCTTGACTATGCCAAGGCGTTTCTGCCTGACGGTGCGCCAATTGTGGCCGAGTCTCCAAACGATCGGTGGCAGATTGTCATTGCCGACAGTCCAACGGACAAGCAATTTGCAATGTCCTTTGTCAATGGCATCTGGACGTCAAAGAACGGGACGCACGTAGATGCAATCACGTCACAGATTGTGAATCATGTTGTGGAGCATCTGGAGACCAAGAAGAAGATCAAGGTGAAACCCGGGTTGGTGCGAGACAATCTTGCCGTATTTGTGACCTCCATGATTGAGAACCCGAGTTTTGCATCTCAGACCAAGGAGACCCTGACAACCAAGGTGTCGGCGTTTGGTTCGTCTCCAAAGTTGAGCGAGGAGACCTTGAAGAAGATTGTCACCAAACTCAATTTGGTGTCCACGCTTGTGGAGGCACAGTCTGCCAAGGACGTGAAGGAGAATTCAAAGACAGATGGAAAGAAGCAGTCAAAGATTACGGGTATCCCGAAGTTAGACGATGCGGTTCTTGCAGGTACAAAGGAGTCTTCAAAGTGCACACTCATTCTGACCGAGGGAGATTCAGCAAAGGCAATGGCGCTGTCGGGATTGTCTCAAGAGCAGCGAAAGACATTCGGAGTCTACCCTCTCAAGGGCAAGGTTCTGAATGTCAAGGATACATCGGACTCCAAGGTTGAGCAGACAAAGGAGATTGCCGAACTCAAGAAGATTCTCGGTCTTGTGTCTGGAAAGAAGTACGCAGACACCAAGGATCTGCGGTATGGATCGATCATGATCATGACGGACCAGGATTTGGATGGAGCGCATATTCGTGGACTGCTCATTAATCTGTTTCACGAGTTGTGGCATGAGTTGATTGCCATCCCTGGGTTTCTGACGTACATGGCAACGCCTATCGTCAAGGCGCACAAGGGGAAGGTGACTCGGGTCTTCTACTCGCAGTACGAGTATGAGCAGTGGCGAAAGACGGAGGGGGCGGGGGGCGTAAGCGGAGGAAGGACCGGAGCGTGGACCGTCAAGTATTACAAGGGACTGGGTACGTCGACGCGCGACGAGGCAAAGGATTACTTTGCCAAGGTGAATGCAGTCAAGTTTGGGTACGACAAGGATGCAGATACGTCGATTGATCTTGCCTTTAACAAGAGTCGCGCAGACAATCGCAAGGAGTGGTTGAAGGGATATGATCGGAGTGCGCTTGTCTCTGCAGGGACTGTGCCGTATAGCGACTTTATTCACAAGGATCTGATCCATTTTAGTTACTACAATCTCGAGCGATCCATTCCGAACGTCATGGACGGTCTCAAGACATCTCAACGCAAGATCCTGTTTGCTGCACTCAAGCGAAATCTTCGATCGGAAATCAGGGTCGCACAGTTTGCGGGGTATGTGTCGGAACACACAGGGTACCACCACGGCGAGGCATCGTTGAACGAGACCATTGTGGGCATGGCGCAGGATTTCATGGGATCGAACAATATTCCATGGTTGGTTCCGCAGGGACAGTTTGGGACTCGTATCCAGGGTGGAAAGGATGCCGCATCTCCCCGTTATATCCACACCTATCTGCAACCGCGCATTCGGCACATTGTGCGCGAAGAGGATCTGCCCGTCTTGACCTATCGAGACGACGACGGCACACCTGTGGAACCCGAGTGGTATGCGCCCGTTCTGCCTATGCTTCTCGTGAATGGATCTCGTGGTATCGGTACCGGATACAGCACGTACATTCCGCAGTGCAATCCCAAGGTTCTCAAGACACTTCTGGTCGACCATCTGACCAAGGGCACGTCCTTGACGGCAACGCCGATCGTGCCGTATTTTGAGGGATTCAAGGGGACGTATACAGCAGAGGGTGTCGTCGGTACCTACACAAAGGATGGCGAGGACTTTCTTGTCACAGAGTTGCCACCGGGAACGTGGACGGCAGATTATCGTGAGTGGTTGGAGAAGGAGTTGGCAGAGGGGCGGATCAAGGACTTTGCAGATACATCGACGGATCGCGACATTCGGATTCGTATCAAGGGCATCGCGGAGGCAGCGCTTGTCAAGTCCATTACGGAGAAGATCAAGACGACGAACATGCATGCATTCAATAGCAAGGGCATCATTACCAAATATGCGACTCTGAACGACATTCTTGTGGACTTTGTTGCCGTGCGTCTGGCACTCTACGAGACACGTCGTCAGCATCAGATCAAGACACTGAACGAGTCTCTTCCCTACCACTCAAATGTCGTGCGGTTTATTCGCGATCAGATTTCGGACCGGCCTGCTCTCAACCTGAAGAAAAAGTCCTTGAGTGAGTGCGAGGGACTTCTGAAGGGCGCAAAGTACGAGGAAGTCGAAGGTGGGTACGACTATATCATGCGCCTGCCTGTATCTGCATTCACATCCGAAAAGATTGCAAAGCATGAAAAGGACATGGCAGACTTGACGGCAGAGTGTGCGCGTCTGTCCTCGCTTCGTGCGGTGGATCTGTGGATTCACGATTTACAGTTCATAGAGTAAGAAGAGCAATGACGGATTATCAGAGTCTGCTTGCGAACCAGGACTCTATATCACGAAGTTTATATCCAAACCGTCTTCAAGACTCCAGACGCGAAACCTCCATTCCCGTTCCGTATACAGGTCGACCGGTCATTGAACGCTTGGACAGCGATCGTCCACGGCAAGACACTGCTGCCGTGAGTTCTGTACAAGAATCGCCAAGGACAATGCGCGTGAAACGGTATATCATTGTCGATTCGTCCCAGCGTGACTTTGTCAAACAACCCAATCCGTATCTTGACATGATCTACACCTTTGGAAGTCAAGCACAAGCTGCATCAAATCCGACCGTATACACTAACAATCCATTCGTCCCAAGTTTCGCAACGGATTCCAACGGAAACTTGAACACTGTACCCGGAGCACCCAACACACAAGGGTGGTATTTTTCAAATGTATTTTATCCACCGTACAATTCGTCGACCTTGCCTGGAAATGCAATTGGTGTCGATACAGGGTACCTCGTGCAACCGTCAGGATATGGATTTGGTAGCGCCTTTACGGCGTGCAATGTTCAAGCAATCCGATTGATACGCGCAATTCTTCCACAGCGACAATTTTTAAATCTTCCCGTTGTTCCAGGCAATCCAAAGTTCGATATCGGCGGTCCAATCCAGACAACACTGGTTGGAAAACCGTATTCTACATTTTCAACCTATCCATACCTGCTCCTGTATCTCAATACCTACAAGGGGCAGTATGTGGGTGGAAATGAGGCGACACGTGACGCATTTTCCGTCATGACACAGAAAACCCGAACCCAAACAAACTTTCAGATTGATGTAGGCGTTCAGCATTATGATTATGAACCGTGGGGATCAGAAGCACTTGAAATGCAGAGTCCAATCACCAACCTCCAGCAACTCAAGATAAGTGTCAGGGATCCGTTGGGCGTTCCCTTTACGCAGAATGATGCTCTTTCGATCAGTCTGATTCAAGGCGATGGAGCTGAGAATCTGTTTCTCAAGTGTTTCACTGGATCCTATCAATATTTCACAAGCAATGAGTTGCGTGTGGGTGACCAAGTCACGTTTGATACAACGACTCTTTTGAATATTCTAAAGTCGCCCATCCTCATTAACCAGGGCAAGCGATCGTACATTACTGCAATCATTTCAAACACGTTCCCGGTTCTTGAGTTGCTCGATTATGTACAGGACTCAAACGGCATTTACCAACCGAGAACAACGACTGCATCGTTTGTTGGAAGCATTGCATCCAATTCATCGAACTTGACCGTTACCAGAGTTATTTCAGGGACACTGTCAAATGGATCCACCTTTAGCGGAGTTACAGGTATTCCAGATGGCACCACGATTGTTTCGAATGTGAGCAGCAATCTCTATGAATTGAACTCGAACTCGACTGCCGCACTCAATGAGGTAACCATGAACGCCACATATTCCATTTCTGCACGCACGAGTCCGTACAATACATCGTACAATGGATTCTTGATTCCGAATTTGTTTTCAAACAAGGCATCCGGTGATGTCGTTGCCCTCTATTCGAACGTCGATTCTGGACCTCCGTACACTGCTTTAGACCCAGTTCAATTGGTTGGATCCAATCTTCCATTTTTGAATGCATCTCTTCAACCTGTCTTTACCTTTGAACTCACGTGCTTGCAACCCGACACAACTACATTGAATGGAGGAAGTATTGTCTTGTAGGTAGACAAATGGCATCTCTTTTACAGTATGCTCCGTCTACCCTGTCTGCCTTTTATGTACAGACCGCAATCCCAAACGCACCCAAGCACACTGGACTTTTGCCCCTGAGCGACAGTGAAGAAAAACTCAAAATCCCTCAACCGAGTCTGTATGCCGCAGGAGAGGGCGCAACACCTGCAAAAATCTCTGAACGCATTCAGTACAGACACGTAAGCACGCCGCTGAACACTGTGTTTTTTAGTCAGTCCAATGTCGACAATCTCCAAGCGCAGATAAAGGCGGAGGTCCTGACTCTGAGTGGAGGTGAGTACGTGATTAGTAACCAGAATACGGATGATCTCCATCTGATTATGCGCTCGTACTACTTGCAGTATGCTCCGAACAACCCTGCAAATGTTGCGAATGAACTTCAAGAGTTGAATGAGCGCGTGATTCGCTATGCAAGTAACCGGATCATGGTTGAGATTGTGGCGTACAAGAGATACCGCAAGGACATTCTTGACTTTCCTGCCCCGATTGACAGACCTGTAGATGTCAAGGTGTACGGAACACGTACGGGAGAATTAAAGTCATTCTTTTAGAGTTTCCTTACAATGGACTATCGAGTGCGCAAGGTCAATGGTCGTTGGGTTGCATGGGACCCGTATTGGAGACCTATTGATGCAATTGAATGGACAGGGACAGAGTGGATATTGAAGGACGAGACCTACAGCAAGGATCCAACGGACTATACGTACATGTTCGGGTCCTTTGACATGAAATACATGTGCGAGACCCTATCGGATCCAACAGATGCAGATGTGTGTCCAGACTGGATAGGGACGCCCGAATGGTTCTTTGATCGTCCAGTTGTTCTGTCTCCGTGTGCGCCGAGAACACTCGAGTCTTGGAAACGGATGGGACTTCGGCGTCGTACATTTCGAGTACGGTCAGGTCGAAAGACATTTACAAAACGGACTTGGAAGTAAACAATGCGCGTCAACATTATCGGAAGTTTCGGAAAGATGACAGGTGTTGCGCAAGACGTGTCCATTCTCCACGGACTTATTGCACATGTTCTGGGGAAGGAGACAGAGATTCGGCATGTAAAACACTTTCATCCGGAGTGCTTGCCCGCAGACATTAACTTTTTCGTTGAAGTTGTCAATCCATCCCTGCTGATCTATGCGGGTCGCAATATCTGGATTCCCAATCCCGAATGGACATATCGGACATGGGAACCGTATGTCAAGATGATGGATGAAATCTGGGTAAAGACCCGGAGTGCGATCCAACCGTTTGAGAGTGCAGGGGGAAATGTCAAGTATATCGGATGGACTTCAATTGACAAGCAGTTTTCAATTGACCGGAAGGACTATTCGACTGCACTTGTTCCAATTGGAAAAAATCTTTGGAGGAACCCGAAACCAATCGTTCAGGCGTACATGCGCATTCGTGCAACGGATCCGGCACTGTATGCACGTCTGCCTAAAGTCGTCATGGTGTATCGCATTCCTCTTCCGATACTTCCAGAGAGTCTGAACGACAAGTTTACAATTTATGCGGGACCGGATCCATTGTCCGACGACCAGTACAATGAACTTGTTGCCACATGTGGTCTGACACTGTGCATCTCGGGCGCAGAAGGGTTCGGTCATTCCGTCAATGAAGCAATGTCGTCTGGATCTCTTCTCTTGATCAATCCGATTGCACCCTTTTGCGAATTGACAGACAAGGCATATTGGGCCTCAACGTCCAAGAGTATCCAGCACCCTACATGTTTCGGACCACTTGAGGACACGGAGGTTGCGTCCATTGTCGATGCCTTAAAAGTGTATGTCGACACCTCTGTGGACGACAAGTGCGAACAGAGCAAGTATATGCGACAGCAGTACGAAGATCGGCATGAGACATTTGTCAAGACAATGCAGGAGCGTATTGGTTCGTTAAGTGTGTCTGTTCCCTACAGTCTCGAAGACAGACTTCCGAAGGAAGCAGAATTGCCGTGCGTGTCGGTGATTACACTCACTCGGGATCGTAGAGTCTTTCTTCCGCTTGCACGCTACTGCATGGTTGCCCAGTCGTACCCTGAGTCAAAAATCGAGTGGGTGATTGTGGACGATGGCAAGGATCAAATCAAGGATTTGGTGTCCGATATTCCGAATGTGAATTACGTGCTTGTGGATGAACCCATGACCATTGGCGCAAAGCGAAACCTTGCGGTGTCTCGTGCATCGTACAATATTGTGGTTGTCATGGACGATGACGATGTCTACCCCAACAACTCCATCCTGTCTCGCGTGACGCATTTGATGATGGAACCTGCAAAGCAGTGTCTCTTTTCCACAGTGATTCCGTGTTACGATATCCACGAAACCAAATCGTTTATGAATGTACCGCCAATCACATTGCCAATGAGTCAGCGAGTGTCGGAGGCAACGCTCTGTTTTACACGAGACTTTTGGTTGGAGCGCCCATTTCCAGATGACCAGATTGGAGAAGGAGACGCATTTATCCACGGTCGTGAACAGATGTGTCGCGAGATCTCTCCGCAAGATGTGATTGTAAGTTTGACCCATAAGAAAACAACATCGGCACGCAAGGCACCTCCAGGTGAATCAAACGGATGTCATTATGGATTTTCGGATGAATTGTTTACACTCGTGTCTGAAATTGCCGCACGTATCTAATTACATGTACGGGAAGCGGTGCTTGCGCGTGCGCGTGCGGCGACGGCGAGCACCCACCAGCGCAGGCGTCAGGGACTGGGCAGCACCCGAACCGCCGCCCAACTGCTCCAGAGGCGCCGGACCGCCACCGAGGAGGTGCGCCTTCTTGGCACGCTTCGTGAGCGCCGCCTTGCGCCCCGTGGTCTTGAGACCCGCGTGCTTCAACGTACGCTTCAGCATCTTTGTAGACATTCCGTGACGGTGGGGCATTTTAATGTAGTGTCTACAAAAAAATCTGACGCATTGAAAAATAGTTTTAGTTCCACTGCATCGACGCAGTTCGTTCAACTGCCCACATGGTAATTGCCTCTGGAAACAGACGTTTAGGCGCAATATACCATGGCATGTCGAGTGATTGAAGTCACTCCCCCTCCTCGACCCACTCGATCGTCTCCCACTCCATCCCCTTGAACTCGTTCATGTTCCAGTACCCGACATGCTCCTTGACGGTTGCGGCATCCTCGTCCTCCTCGTCCTTCTCGTTGCGGTACACCTTCTTGGACGTCTTGCCGACAAAGTACACCTTGCCCTTGAAGACCACCCGCCCGAACTCGTCGGCAACAGGCGCCTCGACTGCCGCTGCCGGAGGACGCAGGAAGTCCGTCACGTGCTCGGGCATCTTCTTCTTCTTGAAGTCTGCCGCAGACAGCGCATTCAGGAAGTCGAGAAACTGCTTCTCCACCGTCTCGTTCATCTCACGGTGCGACGCATCCAGACCCGTCTTGAGATGCTTCTGATGCGTCTTGGTCATCTTGGCGACATTCAGCGCCTCTGCGGGTGCCGCTGCAGGCACAGGCGCGGGCGCAGGTGCGGGCGCAGTCTCCTTCTTCTTTGCGCGAGTCGCTGCCGCCTTTGCTGCACTCTCCTTCTTCTTGAGCGCCTTGGCATCCTCCGTGGGCGCAGGCGCGGCCGCAGGCGCGGGCACGACCTCAATGTCGATCGCGGGAGGCGAGGTCACAAAGAGGATCTCGAACATGTCGGCGGTGAGTGTGTCTGCATTGTATCCGTGCTTGCTCTGCAGGGTCTTGAGCGCGTTGGCGATGATTGACTTGATTGCGGACTCCATGTTGACTTAATGAGACCCAAATTGAATTGGGTCTATAGATTTCGTTTTTAAAAATGAAAGTGAACACACAAAATATATAGAAGGGTATCGAATAAAATGCCTCGCAACGTAACTGGTGGATCCGGGCATCGCTCGCAGCGTAACTCAGAGTCGAACAAGACCAAGTCGAACAACAAGATCATCGACGCACTGATTGAGGATATGGCAACGGAGGCACCGCAGGGTGTGTTTGTCGGACGCGTTATGCGCCGTCTAGGTGCAGGGTTCATGGAGGTCTTCTACGTAAAGGAAGTTGTCATTGAGGGCAAGGCGAGAATGGAGGATGTTCTCGTACGCGCACCTCTCAAGGGTGGAATGCGAGGTCGCGGGAAGAAGGATGTGTGGGTGGATGTGGGAAGCGTCATTGTCATTGCGGACACTGGTTTAGGTGGGACGCCGTGGAAGATTGTGGGTGTTCTGAACGATGCGCAGATTACCCGCTATCGCGCAGTTTGTCAGGATGCAGATCCCAGACTCTTTATCAAGGCATCCTCGGACGAGATGGTTGCAGAGGGTGGAATTGAGTTTGCAGAGGACGATGAGGACGTTGAGATTGACGACATCTAAAAAAAGAGAATAGACACAATGGGGATTTCCGCCTGGACTGCAATCGCACTCTTTACATTTTTATTTTGGTTTGGATATACGTCTCTCTCTGGACCTCCACAGAAACCTCGATCTGAGTTTCCACCACCCTTGCAGGTTGGGAAAACACGGGCGTACCAAGCATCTTCGCAAGATGCAGGAATGTATACGCAGGGTGTGCGTCGTAAAGCAATCATTTCGAACAGGTCTGCTAAATTTGGCGGAAAGGGATCTGGAAACGGGTCACTTGAATACTACTTTTTGACTGGTATTTGCGTGTGTCACGGTGCAGTGCTCTGTCCGACAATCTACGAGATCGAGGATGGTGGCAATGCAGGTGCAGAGATATGCGACATTATCGATGGCGACGGAACAGATGTACTCGACTTTGGAGATGCAGAGACAAATGTATGCGATACATAATGGCAAATTGCGCAACAACCCCCAAGAAATTGTTATTGCGCCGCGATACAGATGTCAATTGGACACGAACAAATCCAATTCTTGCAAGTGGCGAACCTGGATTCGAAACAAATACAGGAAAACTAAAAGTCGGAGATGGCATTACTCCGTGGAGATCACTTCCATATATTGGAGGGAACACAACCGGTATCATTGACTCATTTGATGGTGGGACCCCTTCGAGTGTGTACGGAGACACACCAGGTATCATTGACGCGGGTGGCGTATTGTAGTGAAAATAGTGCATAACTAATAGGGAAGGAGAGGTATGCCAATCCATATCCAACTGCGTCGCGGCACTGCTGCGGAGTGGACCGCATCAAACCCGGTCCTCTACGTCGGCGAGATTGGTTTAGAAACAGATACATTCTTGTTCAAAATTGGAAATGCAGCAGGGTCTACTTGGATCAATTTGCCGTACGGCGGTCTTAACGGTCCTACAGGTCCCACTGGACCAACTGGATCTACAGGTCCAACAGGCGCAACAGGTCCGCTTGGCACGGGTACAACTGGACCCACTGGACCGACTGGACCTACGGGTGTCACCGGATCGACAGGACCCACTGGTGTCACCGGACCTACAGGTGTAACTGGACCCACTGCATCCACTGGACCTACAGGTGTAACTGGACCGGTGGGCACTGGACCGACAGGACCCACTGGACCTACGGGAAGTACCGGACCTACCGGATCTACAGGTCCAACGGGCGCAACGGGTCCGACGGGTCCTACAGGTGTCACCGGACCGACGGGACCCACTGGACACACGGGCGCAACGGGTCCAACAGGTGTGACTGGACCTACAGGGAGTACCGGACCTACAGGATCGACCGGACACACGGGCGCAACAGGTCCAACAGGTGTGACTGGACCTACAGGGAGCACCGGACCGACAGGGTCTACGGGTCCAACGGGCGCAACGGGTCCTACAGGTCCAACAGGTGTGACAGGACCGACGGGACCCACTGGACACACGGGATCTACAGGTGTCACGGGATATACTGGATCTACCGGACCTACGGGGAGTACTGGACCTACTGGTGCAACAGGTCCGACTGGATCGACGGGTCCTACAGGTGTGACCGGACCCACAGGAAGTACTGGACCGACTGGACCTACGGGGTCTACGGGACCTACAGGTGTGACCGGACCTACGGGGAGTACTGGACCTACAGGCGCAACAGGTCCGACGGGGTCGACGGGACCCACAGGTGTGACCGGACCCACGGGGAGTACTGGACCTACAGGCGCAACAGGTCCGACGGGGTCGACTGGACCTACAGGTGTCACCGGACCCACGGGGAGTACTGGACCGACAGGGTCTACGGGACCCACCGGGAGTACAGGTCCTACCGGGTCTACCGGACCGACAGGTGTGACCGGACCTACAGGGTCTACTGGACCTACTGGACCTACGGGACCGACAGGGTCTACAGGACCGACAGGCGCTACAGGTCCTACGGGTGCTACAGGACCTACAGGTCCTACAGGTCCTACAGGTCCTACCGGTGTGACCGGACCTACAGGTCCTACCGGTGATACAGGTCCGATTGGTACTGGACCTACAGGTCCGACTGGATCCACTGGACCCACGGGACCGCAAGGGTTTCCCGGTATTTCAGGAGGACTCGTTCTTCAGTTAGACACTGCAACTGCAACGTATAGCGGCGGAATCTTATCTGGAAGTCTCTTGACAACCTTTAACACGGGCGCACAAACCCTTGTCACAATCAACGGAGGAAGTGGACCTGGAGGCATAAATGCAGACATTGCATCGTTCATCATTAGTGCAGACGCACTTCCGGGAAGGGCATGCGTAGAAGGTATTTGGGATCTGAACATGTTTGCGGCAATGACTGGAGGTACTAACCATGGTAACGGAACTATTTGGTTTACCGTATCTGACGGCGCCTCGCTCATTGTGCCTGCGGGTCTGGCAGTGACTGTACCGCACGCTGCGGGGAGTTCATTATTGCAATATACTGCATCCTTACTCGTTCCGGTCAATACCTTCAATGTCAGTGTGAACATCAATGTCTATGCGACTGTTCCGAAGAATGCCACGATGGTATGGGGATTCCGTTCAAACACAACCTCGCACGTCCATACTACACTTGTTTCCATCGGTGGTGCGACAGGCACAACGGGCGGCACTGGACCCACTGGACCTACGGGACCTACAGGACCTACCGGACCCATTGGCACAGGACCGACAGGACCGACTGGAAGCACCGGACCCACAGGACCGACCGGTGATACGGGTCCGATTGG